GAAGAAACATGCATACAGTGAAGAAAGAAAAAATAGAAAAAACATATAACCCTTACATAGAAAAAATACCTCAAAGTATTAGAGAAAAATATGAGCACATTAGATTTTAGTTTTATATTTTTAGGTCAGTCGGTATTAAAATATGAAGTACCTCTTGATATATATCACGCTATTAATAAAATTTATGAAACCAACAGGAATCAATTACCTCGAGCTAACCGACAGTTGGTAGGTAAAATTAACAATGAACATTCTTTATTTTTTGATGGGCCACCTAATAATAAAATGCACCCACACAATCATTTAACAAAAGATATAATGCAATGGTTTGATAAGGTAATGAAACATTATCTAGATTGGAATAAAATCAAAGGATATAAAATGCATTTTAATTCGGTATGGGTAAATGAAATGAGAGAACATGAATATAATCCAGTGCACGTGCATCAGGGGAGTATGTTTACAGGACTCTCTTCGGTAATGATTTTAAGCTTACCAAAATCTTTTGGTGTAGAATACTCAGCTTCAGATAAACCACAAAATGGAAAGCTACAAATATTAGGTTCAACGTCTGGACAGTTTTCTAATGTTGATTATGAACCCAAAATTAAAGAAAGAGATTTTTATATCTTTCCATATGACATGAGACATTGTGTATATCCATTTAATGGACCAGGATTTAGAAGAACACTTGCGTGTAATTGTGATGTAGAATATGACCCAATAAAAAACAGAGGTGTAGAATAATGTACAAAAATCAAATTATAAAAGAACCTAAATGGAAAAGTTGGGTAATACAAACAACGACACCATTATTTACTCCTGACCAATGTAGACAAATTATTGCAGCCGGCAGAGCACAGAAACCACAAATCGCACAAGTTGGTATGAATAAACCTGGTGGCGGTACAGATACAAAGAAAAGAGTTACAACAATTTCTTGGATACCATTTAGAGAAATGGATCATATGTATCAAGATCTTGATATGTTTATACAAAAAGCTAATTTAAATCATTTTGGTTTTGATGATGTTAGAGTTACAGAACAAGCTCAATTTACAGAATATCCTGTAGGCGGCTTTTATGATTGGCATATGGATTGTGATACACACATGGAACACGAACCACCTGTAAGAAAAATATCTATGACATTATTATTGAACGATCCTTCAGAGTTTGAAGGTGGTCATTTAGAATTAGGTGCACCAGGAAAATTTGCACAATTAAAACAAGGACACGCTATATGTTTTGCATCTTTTATAAATCACCGAGTACAGCCAGTGACTAAAGGCATGAGGCAATCTTTAGTTGTTTGGTTTGGAGGCAGACCTTTTAAATGATTAAAGAAGGATTTTTTCCCACACTTATATACGCTGAAGATTTTAAATTAGACACAAATCAAATGGCTCAAAATATTATACAGTGGTCTAAGGAAGACGAAGGTGTTAAAAAAACAAATGTAAATGGATGGCATAGTCAGACTGATATGCATAAAAAACCTGAGTACAAACCGTTAGTAGATGAGTTATTTAAAATGGTACATCAAGTATTTGAAGAAGAATGGCTAGATCGTGAACCTGTATTAGGTAACATGTGGGCTAATATTAATGGTACCGGAGGTTATAATAAACCTCATATACATCCCAATAGTTTATTTAGTGGAGTTTATTACATAAAAACCCCACCTAATTGTGGACGTTTAATGTGTACGGACCCTAGACCCGGTATTCAAACATGTATGCCAAATAGAAAAAAAGGTCAGCCTCCCGCACATTTATGGAGAGAGGTTCATTTACAACCACGGGAGAATAGAGCAATTATATTTAACTCTTGGTTATGGCATGCGGTTGAACCTAATCAATCTAATGAACCAAGAATATCGGTAAGTTTTAATTTTATACAACATGGCTTTTAATAAATATCAAGTAATCAAGGGTGCACTTAGCTATGAGCTAGCTAATTTTATATTTAACTATTTCTTACTTAAAAGAGATGCCGTTGATTGGATGTACAAAAATAATATAACCTACGATACAGGAATCCTTGGAACATGGACCGATCAACAGATACCTAATACCTACTCACACTATGCTGATTTTGCTATGGAAACATTACTTGTAAAGATGCTACCTGTAATGGCTAAAGAAACAGGGCTACACTTAGTACCTACTTATTCGTATGCTAGAATATATAAAAATGGGGATATATTAAAACGTCATAAAGATAGACCTAGTTGTGAGATATCAACTACTCTTAATTTAGGAGGCGATCCTTGGCCAATCTTTATAGATGGTACAGGGGCTGATACAGTCATAGACGAATATAAAAATATACATAAACCTGATGCTCCAAAAGGCACAAAAGTCCTACTTGATGTTGGCGATATGCTAGTATATAGTGGATGTGAATTAGAGCATTGGAGAGAACCGTTTGAAGGCAATACTTGCGGACAAGTATTTCTTCATTATAACCATGTAGATGGTCCTTTTGCTGAAAAGAATAGGTTCGACAAAAGGCCGATGTTAGGTATTCCACCGATAAGGAATACATAATATGATGGAGTTATATGTTACAAAAGATTGCTTTTTTACCAGGTTTCAACAAACAGGTTACACCAACAGGAGCTGAGAGTCAGTGGACTGGTGGAGAAAACGTTCGTTTTAGATATGGTACTCCTGAAAAAATAGGAGGATGGCAACAACTAGGGGAAAGTAAACTAACAGGTGCTGCAAGAGCATTGCATCATATGGTTAGTAATGACTCTCAGAAATATGCTATAATTGGAACAAACAGAATTTTATATGCTTATACAGGTGGAGTTTTTTATGACATCCACCCATTAGTTAATCCATCAGGAACAGCTATTAGTAATGCATTCAGTACTACCAATGGTCAACCAACTGTAACTATTACCTCTTCATCTCATGGCTTTAGTGCAGGTGATATTTGTTTATTTGGAGACGCGTCTACATTTAGTGCTATCACTAATTCTAATTATACATCTGCTACATTTTGTGACAAAAAATTTATGGTTACAGAAATAGTAGATGCGGATAATTTTAAAATTACAGTAGATAGTAGTGAAACAGGAAGTGGAGCAACTACTTCTGGAGGAATTACTTATTATAGATACTACCACGTAGGGCCCGCTGAACAAGTTGGAGCTTATGGTTGGGGTATATCTTTATTTGGTGGTAAAGTATTGGGTTCTACAACAACTACACTAACAGCACCTGGATTAGGCGACAATGCTTATGGAACAGGTGGCTCAGGAACTACAGTTAATGTTGGAAGCACAACTGGTTTTCCTTCTTCTGGAACTAATTATTTTCAAGTAGGTAGTGAAGAAATTTCTTACACAGGTGTAACAGCAACAAGTTTTACAGGTATTACAAGAGCTGTTAGAGGCTCGACTAGAGCTGCCCATAGTGGAGGAGCTACTGTTACCAATACATCCAGCTGGACTGGATGGGGATCAGCAGCATCTAACACTGATAGAGTTACAGATCCTGGCTTATGGGCATTAGATAATTTAGGTGGAACTCTTATTGCTTTAATACATAACAGCGCTGTTTTTAAATGGGATTCAAACGCCGCTAATGCAACAGCTACACGTGCAACAATTATATCTGGAGCACCAACAGCGTCACGTGCTATGTTAGTATCTACTCCCGATCGTCACTTAGTTTTATTTGGAACTGAAACAACGATTGGAGATACAACTACACAAGATGAAATGTTTATAAGATTCTCGGACCAAGAAGATATAACTAGCTGGACACCAACAGCAACCAATAGTGCTGGTACACAAAGACTGGCCGCCGGATCACGGATCATGGGAGCGAAGCTTGGTAGAAATGCTTTATATATTTGGACTGATACATCTTTATTTACTATGAGATTTGTTGGAAGTCCTTTTACTTTCGCCTATGAACAAGTGGGAACTAACTGTGGATTGATTGGAATGAATGCAGCGGTTGAAGTTGATGGTGCTGCTTACTGGATGTCTGATAATGGTTTCTTTAGATATACTGGTAAACTAGAATCTATGGACTGTTTAGTTGAAGACTATGTTTACGATGATTTAA